TAGTTGTGCGCTCCAGTAAGCTGGATGACGCCACGCCCTCTGTGCATCCAGCCTTCTCCGCTAGATGTATCGCCATTACCCATACGATCAGCATAGACCACATTAGCGATGCGCTCACTATCGCGGTGATACAGCGATGCGTCACGTCCTGCGTTTTTGAAGTATTTCGGGAATACTGCATTCAAGCCCTTTTCTGAATAATTCAGATTTTCTTCCAACACCGTAAAATTTAGGCTCTCATGCCCACACTGAGCGATAAACATTGCAATGCGTTGTGGCGTGTTGATCTGGTACTTGGCAAGAATTTCTTTGAGAGGCGTCTCCCACGCCTTCCAGTTTTTGTTGCCATGCAGTAGCTGCTCAATTTGACCAGAAGATAATATCATTTTTTTCCTGCGTATTTACTGATTGCCCGATTTCCAAACCAGAACGCTAAAACTGCGCTCATAAGCCCAGCGGTTTCTTGATCCCACATAAGCTCAACAGCCTCTGTCCACTCTCCACCAGACTGCCCGACCTTAACCATAATCACCACTTTGGTCGCTACGAACAGTCCGAAAAAGGCATAAGTAATGACAGGACGCACAGAACCCCGAAGAGCGTTGATAAAGCCTCCAGCGTCAATAGATCGGTCATGTTCATACAAGCCTTTCGTTTCTTCGATGTCAGCTTGCTTATCTAGCTCAACCAGTTTCATTTCAGAACGCTTTTGGGCAAGCTCTGTCTCGATTTGCATCATTTCGATGCGGTGCTTCTGTTGTTGGTTGGCTTTGAAATAACCCAAAACCTCTGGCAGAAAAGATGACCCGAAGCCCAGCAGACTTCCCAATAAAGCCATCATGGCTTTTCACCATTGATGAAGATGCCAAAGCAGCCCGTCAAAGCACCCATACAGACACTGACAAGCCCTGCTTGGGCGTTGGTGACAAGATCGGGTGGAATGGACATGAACCAGTGGACTGATTGATATGTAAGCACCGTGACAGCCAACATCATTAATCTCGGTAATATTTTGAGTTTATCAAACGTCTCTGGTGTCATATTCATTTCATCACCCCATTTTAGTTAGCACCGCCAAGAGCATTAAGATAATTGCCGCACTGGCACCGATCATAATTGCCTCTAAACGCTTCACCCTCGTAAACAACTCTTTGTGCTGTATGGTCACCTCCGTGCGTAAGGACGCAAAGGTAACATTTAGATCATCAATTCTGCTGTGTGCAGAGGCCACTGTGCGCTTATCCATCATTACACCTATTTACTACAAAACCACACTCATTCATATCTGCCATTAGCTAGGCTCAACGGGCCAAGTCACATTTGTGGGAAACCCAGACTGTGCGGGTACGTCACGCAGTGCTTGTCGGTAGGCTGCCTCCAGACCAGCCATAGTACGGTCAGTAACCGCCATCCAGTCAGATTCCTTTAGCATCTCGTTACGAGCAGCACGGGCCTCGTCAGCGTTAAGCTCTACGATATCCCAGCCTGCTGTCCACCGACCTTCTACTTCCTTTGGAAATCCCCAAGGAACAACCTTGTAACCTACATCAGGTTTAGGCTTAGAGGCCGGGAACACCCGGTAGACACCGTGTGGGTTGAGGTGCTTGTCTGCACTCCCTGTGGTCTTGTAGTCACCACGGAATTGCTCATGGGAGTAAGCTCTTGCCACACCATCTACTACTTTGATTAGTTCAGGCATTAGATTATCTCCTCACCGATAAGGTTTACTGTTGTCCCACCATCCATAGTGAAGAAGTCATAGGTTACTCTAGTGAATCTCTCTGTTGCAGTAGGAGTTCCAACTACTGCTGCTGGCAGGGTTATAGCAGTAACAGTGCCTAAATCGTACTCGTTAACATCATCTCCAATGGACCCTATAACATACATCTTAAGGCCATCAGGTTTGAAGAAGATGCCGATGGGATTTGTTTCTTGAGAAGCAACACTGAAGTTCTGCAAGTAAGACGCAGTGCTTATATCCCAAGCGGTACTCAGGTCGTACTCATTAACATCATCTCCAATGTACCCAATAACATACATCTTTGTGCCATCAGGTTTGAAGAAGATGTCGGAGGGAGTTGTTTCTTGAGAAGCAACACTGAAGTTCTGCAAGTAAGACGCAGTGCTTATATCCCAAGCACCAGAAGCTATAGTGGGCTTAAAGCTATATTTCCAGTTAGCATTAGTTGGTACACTAGCGAAGCTAATAGTCGTATCTGCTGTAAGGGTTCCGTTATCAAAGAAGTTGTAAGTGCCTACGTCAAGGGAGGGTGTAGTACCTGTTACAGCTACAGGCTCGAAGCCACCGCCACCTACACCGCCCGCATTGAGAGTTGCCACTGTAGTCGCATCAACAGACGCAATATTGGTTAACTCTCGCGAGTTACCTATCACCTGTGTGCCGCTTACCTGTATAGCCATCTTCGTTCTCCTCTCGAACTATTAGCCGTTAAGTTTTTCCGTCAGCGCGTCGATCTGCGCCTGCTGTTCCTTCATGGCTTCAATCAATACAGCAACCATGTTGCCGTACTTAACTGACTTGACGCCCTTGTCATTGGTGCTGACTAGCTGTGGGATTACCGCTTCGACCTCTTGGGCGATCACACCGACCTCTGAGCCACCGCTTTCGATCCAATCGAAGCTGACGCCGCGCAGGGCCGTAACGGCTTTCAGTGATCCGAATAGCGTCTCTACGTTGGTCTTGAGAGTGGCGTCTGAAGTGGTGTTGAAATTAGGAGCGTTTACGTCAGAATTAAACGTGGCAGCGCCAGCCTCAGACATATCAAGAGACAATGCAGTAATTTCTGTGCCTCCGTCATCACCTTTCAGCAAAATGTCTTTGTCCTGAACTTTAGACTTAATAACAAGGTCACTGGACACACCTTTAAATTCACCAACAGCCGTGCTGCCTTCATTCAAGAAAAGGCTTCCATCTGGCTTTAAAGTAATATGACCCGCAGCCGCTGCTGCATCTGTAGTCGCTATTTCCAGCGCACCATCTGCCGCGACAGTCAGCGTTGCCGTGTCTCCAGCCGATCCAGTCATCGTAATGACTTTGCCATCTATCGCAACATCATCAATTGTCGCGGCAGACATGACCGTTGTTCCAGCCAGATTTACGTCTGTCAGCAAATCATAAACGATTGCGCCTGATCCTGCTCCATCTGTGGCGATCATTTTAACTTGACCAGCAAGAACCGCAACATTGGCTCCAGAGCCTTGGGTAAATGTCAGAGTTGCAGACGTTGCATTCTCAATCAGCCAAACTTTTGAAACCGTGTTGGGCAAAAGGCTGACTGTGCAAGCCTGACCACCACCAGTCAGCTTTAGATACATGCTACGGTCAGCATCCAGTGCGCCATCTGCAAGTGTTATGTTGTCTGTGGAGGCATTAGCAATAACACGTGTGCCGTAGCTGAACGCCTCCGCAATCATTTCCAAGTTTAGGTTCGTGACCGTACCCCATGACCCACTGTTATCTCCAGTGCCTTGCTCATTGAGGCGTAAGTCGTTGTCATAGGATGAAGACATTTTAGTCGATCCTTACAATTGCATTGCTTGCAGTTGCTGCTGGGAATACAATTTTAAAAGTACCCCCAGATACAGAAAAATCACCGCCAAAATCAAGAATTGCGATTGCGCCTCTTGCGTTTGAGGACGCATCGCCCAGTGTTTTGTTGTAAATCAATGCGCCACGGGCAGTAAATGTTGCGCTTGTCCACTGTGGATCAGCCGCATCAAAAACACCGCTGGTGCTATTTTCAGCAACAGTTTTGCTTGCCAACGCCTCTCCACCAGTCGTGTAGCCATTACCGTTGGCAACTTCATTGGCGGTAATGTAACCATCCGTTGTTGCATTAAGTGTCGCGCTACTTGTGTAAAGCGCAACATAAATATTGTCACTGTCGAGGTGGTGATCACCCAGAAGCACGTCTTTTTTAAAGAGCGTACTCATTGCTTGTGCTATAGCCATTATATGCCTCCGTTGTATTCTGCTGCGTAGTCGCGTTGCATCTCTTGTACAGTAAGTTGGACGGCTTCGTCAAATTGCGTTTTGTATAGTGACAGCGTCTCTGGCGCTTTTAAAAACGCAGAGGCTTCATAGAGAGCCGCAGCAAGCATAACCGCAGGCGCGTTGGTGTCTATCCATGTATTGGGGTTGCCGTTGCTCAGGCCCGTCTCAGGCGCGATAAAGTCCACGCTGTAGGCCAAGGTGGCTGATGGTGTTGGTGCCAATGTAATGACCGTGCCAGCCGTTCCTGCACTATCTGTGCTGTACATGCGTGGGGTGCCTTGCGTTGACGCATTCGGCCAATAATCTCTAACGTAAGAATCAATCCTGTGGTCGAGATATGTCACAACATTTGTGTCAGTAATTGATACTTGTCTAATCATCCGCGCCGTTGGAATTGTGTATGACGCCGTGCCTACTACAAGATTGGCCGCGCTAGACGTGGCGCGAAAGCATGGCAGATTTGGCAGTCGCTGGAAGATCATTTCTTCGGCCTGCGCTATCATCACGTCAATCGACGCGACAAACTCTGTCGAGTCATCTTCCAAAAACGCTTGGATATTGGCTTTTAGTGTTGTGTAGCTCATGTTATTCGCCCCATCCATCCTCTCCCCAGCCAGCATTGCCCCAGCCAAGTATATTTATGCTTTCGCTTCCGACAGCGCCTGTGCCGCCAGCGCCCGTTGCAGTTGGAGAGCCTATAAGTGCCTCGTTTCCGACAGCGCCTGTGCCACTTGTGCCAGTCACACTATCGCTTAGTTCAACCACTACTGATGCAAATACAGGCGTATTTGCCTGCCCTCCCATAGCTGAGTGCTGGGTACAGTAGTAATAAAGTGTTGGTGCGCTGTCAGCCACAACTATCTGGGTATATGCATTTGCCTGCCCCG